AAGCAGAACCTGAAGTTGACTCACGGCCTGATGCGCCAGCTTGTGTAGAAGCAGATGTATTAGCACCCATGCTTCCACCAACACCAACTTTAGCACCCGCAGGAGGAATGCCACCTTCAACACCTGTTGCGCCAGTGCCAACATTGCCACCAACATTAGCACCGACAGTCTGCTGACCACCCGCATTAACATTAAGACCTTGCTCTCTTTGTGAACCCAAAGAAGAACCAATTTGATTAAGTCGGCTTACATAACCAAGCAAGCGTTTACGTTGGTCTTCAGGCAATGAAGAGATGTGATTAAGAACAGGCTTTAAACGATTGGATAAGCTTAATTGCTCATCAATGTTTAAGTTAGCACCACCCGCAGTACGAGCAGCGTTATATGCATCATTAGTCGCTAATTGAAGTTGGCTTGTCAAACCTTTGTTAGCCAATTCAGCGTTGTACTTACCTTGAATCCAAGGCAATGTCTGCAAAGATTTTGTATCTGTATCTGTAAAAATACCGCCACGCTCTTGTAAAGCAACAACTTCTTTGGGTGTCAAAACACGACCAGTCAAACCTTCTTTGATTCGACCAGTATCGCCAATTTCATTTTGTTCTTTGTAATATAAATTGTTGTTAATATCACGAGCGGCTTTTTCGACAACAGAACCTCCGTTGTACCATTTCAAAGCCTCGTTATAGTTACGGCTCAATACATTAACCAAAACTTTATCCCATTGGGTAGTTTGGTTTGGTCGATATTGTTTTGTTTCTTCTTCATGCGCAGCAATATTGTTTGCAATACGCATACGAACATCAGGCGTGTTTGCTCTAGGAATATCTGAAATAATTTCTTTAAATCGATCAGGATACTCCAAAGTTACTTTGGCAACAGATGATTCACTGTTTGGATCAGCGGGAGTAACAGTTTCAACCATGCCTCCACCAATAGCAGGTGGTACAGCTTGCTTGTCTAATGGTGGTGCAATAGCTTCTGCCATTTTTAATCCTTATCTAAATCTAACCCATGGGTATAGTCATACCCAACTATAGGGGCAGGTTGAGTTGCCACAGGACTTGGTTGCATTGGGTTACGAGCTTGCTTCATTGTGTTAGCAGCACCCATGACATTACCAGTTCCTAATTGCGCCATAGCAGGAGCAATAGCACCTGCCATACTTGAAGCAGAACCAAGTTTCTGGTTCACATATTCAGTTAAATTACCAGGCGGGGCAATACCTTGTTGAGGAGATTGCATTCCTTCAACTTCACCAGTAGTTCGGTTAAATCCGGCATATTGCGCCCAATCACCATATTGACTAGGGCTAGCAAAATCAAAGTTTTTCATTTACCTGCCTTTAAATCTTAAAGCCTTTGCCAGCACTAGAGGTAGATTGACCTTGAGTACCTGCAAAATTGGGTGTTGTGGATGCCTGAGGCGTACCATAAACAATGCTTGCATACTTGGAATACAAGTCCATAGGTGCAGTGGAATAACCAACTTGTTGACCTGCGGCAGTCAAACCAAGATTTGCCAACTGTTGACCTTGACTCATAACGGCTTGAGCAGCATTTGCACGATTTGCTTGCACTTTGGCTTGAGCTTCGGCAGCTGCAGTAGCTTGACGTTGGGCATTCAAAGAAGACAAATTCTTGTCAGCCAAGGCCATACGAGATGAACCTAATCCACCTGCACCACCATACATGGCATTTTGACCAAGTTGAGATTCACGGGCAGATTCACGACCTGCTTGCAAAGCGGCTTGGATTTGTCCTTGTTCATATGCAGGATCAAACAAAGCTTGAAGGGTCTTATTGCCAGCGCCAATCATGGCGTTAGCACCTTCTATAGAGCTTTTAGAGACATCTCCGGCTTGATTAAAAGCATTCAAAGCGGCTTTGTTCTGATAACCTTGGACATCACGCAAGACAGTTCCGGCATCACCAATTGTCTTTTGGTAAGCTGGCAGAAAGGTTTCTTTTAAAGCGCCTGTTTGAAGCTGTAAAAGTTCTTTTTGTTCAGGAGTTAATACTGCTTGTGATGACCCTGATGATTTGCCCATTCCCATGATTAAGCTCCTTTACCGGACATTTTGAAGGGTTGATAACCCATGCCGTTAGATTGATTAGTTTGATTATCCCATGGTTGTAGGGTGTTTGAATAGGCATTAGGCATACCTAATTTAGGCTGACCGCCTTGACCTGGCATGGTCATCTTGCCACCCATTAAACCGCCCAATCCACCCAAAGGTGGACCCATATTGTCTTGAGGCATCTGGTTGCCCTGAGGAAAGCTAGGTTGCTCCATTTGGAGTTCCTGCATCTTCATCATCTGCTTTTCAGGAGATTCCTCAATAGGATTCATTCCCATCTGAAGGGCAGACATTCCCGCACCCTTACCCGCAGGGGCAGAGGACTGATTAGGTTGTACTTGTGCTGAAAAACCACCCATATTTAAGCCCTCAAAATATCAATAAAGTGCCACAAATCCTCATTGTCATAGGTTCCACCAGGTTTATTTGGTGACCATGAAGGGTTTGCAACTAAAAGTTCTGTCAGGTTATCGCCCTCAATCGTGTACTGTTCAGCCACTTGATTGGGCAATATCTCATTATTTGCGTCAGTTTTGGCAACACTAGCCCTGACCCAAGAATTGGGAGACTCCTCAACCAATACGATTTTTTCATAAACAACTTGAGCAGGGATATTTATTTGTCTTGGCATCATGCGACCTTTGCTTTTAACGCTTCAATTTCTGCTTTTAAGGCATCAACCTGTTCTTGCAGATATTGCGTGTACTTTACATTCATTGAGAAAATACTTTGATAGTTAACTGCTTTGATAGATTCAGCATCTTGATGGTCTGTTAAATCTACCAAATAAGAACAAACAGTTTCTGTGCTTTGGGCAGTTGTTCCATACTCAATGTAGTCACCAGGCTTATAGTCACCTTTGTCATTACGTTTGTACTTAGCAATCTTTAATGCAGGAATTACAGTTTTGTAATCTTGGTCATCAAAGTTAATATCGTATTTCAAACGAACATCTGATGTGGTGGCAAAAGTTAGTCGATCACTGCCATTGCCAGTAACAGTTATACCTGTTCCACCAGTAAAAAAGGCAAAAGTATTGGCAAAACCTGTACCGCTTGATGGAGACAGGCCAAAGTTATTGGTAGATGCCGACCAAGTGTTGTCACCACGCAAGAATGTTGTGGTGTTTGCAGTGCCAGTACCAAGTCTTGCAGGATCAATTACACCTGAAGTAATACTACTGGCAGATGCCGATAAAGTTCCACCAAGAGTAATTGTTCCTGATGTCGTAATTGGACCACCAGTTAAAGTTATTCCTGAAACAGTACCACTTGTAGAAACAGAAGTAACAGTACCGCTTCCACCGCCACCACCGGCAGGGACAGCCCATGTGCCATCGTTTCTCAAGAATGTAGTGGTGCTTCCAGTTGGTGCGGGATAGGTGTAAATACCCCACATTAGTTTGCCAGCAATCGCAGCACCAATTGGTGTTATTCCAGTGCCATTCAAAATAGCGCCATAACCTGCGCCTTCAAAATAACCACCTACTTCATCACCTGTACCAACAACACCATAACCTTTAGCGCCAGCTATGTTTTGTCCATAACCAACAACACCTACGTTATAAGCTGTAGGTTTTACGCTGAGATTTGGTATTGCTGCTGCTCTTCCATAAAAACCAACACGCATTGTGTCTACTGTTGGTAATGTTAATGCTTCTGCATAAGCAGAATAGTCCATAAAGTATGTAGTTCCATTAACTATGATACTTTCTGACGAAAGGTTTTGACCTTTGAAAAGAGCGTCACCAGTGATATTGATGCTTGATGTGCCAACAATATCGCCTTTGATTGTTAACGCAGAGTTATCCCAAACAAGATTATTTGTGGAATTACCAACACCAAATTTACCATTGCTATAAATTACTGCACCTGATCCACTAAAAGTAGAACCACTAATAGACGCAGTGTTAGCAGTGATAGTGCCTGAAACAGTCAAAGTTCCAGTATTGGCAGTAATTGAATTGAGAGATGTAACGCTTAACTTACTGGCAGTAATTGTGTTCTCAACAATCAAGCTACCTGTGATGTAAGTCTGGAACAGTGTCCAAGATGTGATGTAGCGGTAAACAACAGCATTGTTGGCTGAGTTGTAGCTAACAGTAACAATGTCACCTGCTACTGGATCACGACCTAAAACAGCATTAACTTCAGCATTGGTAGGAGCAGAACTATCGTTAGCAGTGCGAGTTACTACAAATGTAGCTGCACCATCTGTTCCATTATTACCATTGGTTCCATTAGTACCATTAGCACCATTGGCCCCGTTATATGCAATAGCTCTAATTGGATAGGCTGTATTTGTCCAATCCAATGTAGATGTTGTTGTGGTTGCAGCAGTATTTAAAGGAACAGTAATAGACCACAGATAGTTACCCGCAGTCGTATTGCTAGGAGCTTGTGAATACCATCCTGTAGGCGCAGTAAATGAACCTGTTGACCAAGTAAAAGTCGATGTTGTTGTTGGTCTTGTTGGAGGTGTAGATGAACCAGTCCAAATGTAGATGGTCGGGAATGCCGACATCACACCATTAGCACCCGCAGTGCCAGGCGCACCATCGTACACCACTGGCATCGTAATTGTTTTACTGATAGTGCCTGTAATGTTTGATCCACCAACAGTTAGCGTCACTGTTACATTAGCAGTCGATGACAATGGAGTCACCACCACAGATGATGTTGTTGCGCTTGTTGGTGTAGCACCAGTAATTGCCCAAGAATATGTGGGCACTGAAATGTTTGTTGTGATTGCGCTTAAAGTCGCATTAGGCGGTGTATACAGTCCACCTGCATTTTGAGTAAAACTTGTATAACCAGAAATGTCAACAGTTGGACCAGGCAAGCCATTAGCACCAGGGTCAACAAACACCAATTGCTGAGTCGCTACAGAAGCTTGAGAGATGTCACCTAAACTATTCTTATAGCGAATAGGAACAGTAATAAACGCATTGGCATTAGACATTGCAGTTGGCGTAGGCCACAAAGCAAAGTCACCAGAATCTGTTGGGTCACCAATCGTTACATTGGTTTTGGAAATGTCACCATAGCCAGTAGTGGCAGAGTTACCAATACGCCATGTGTTATTTACAAAGGTCACACCTGTATCAGTTTGCGCATCAGAAAAAGGAATCACTTCACCTTTATCTGTCGCATACAAAGCAGGAGTTACATAAGTAAAAACAGGAGCTAATGGGTTACCTGTACGAGGAACTTGCAAAACAGGTGGCGTAAAGTAAGTGGCAAATGATTCAACAACAACAGGAACAGTGCCTGAAGTGACGATGTCTAGGTCAATAGACGCACCAGTGTCTTGAAACCATCCTGCATCAGGGGCTGAAACAGATACTGCAACCTGAAGTTGGCGACCGCCAGTGGTCTGATACCAAAGAAACTTGGTTGTACCAAAGCCACCTGATGCTGCATACCAAATGTAGTCAGCATAGTTAGACGATTCGGCAGCGTCATCAGAGTTACGCAAGCCAAAATAAAGTCTGTTTGTTGGTGAGTCACTGAAGTTTACAGAACCATCAGAACTGTCTGCATACTTAACCGCAATGTACTTGTATAAGTAGCCAACGATAATCCCGCCTTGCGCAATGATTTGACCTGTTACAGGGTCAATAGTTGCACCATTGCTAAAGTTACTGAGTAAGTAATTTATTGCCTCAGAAACTTCTGTTGGGCTTGGATTAGCATTTAGAGCGAACGGCATTAGAACGCATCCTCAGTTACTGTTGCCTGAAGGTTCAAAGCACTCATTTTCCATGTGTCAGTCGCATCATTTGAGCCAAATTTAAGCGCAACAGTACGGAAAGTATTCTGTTGAGTAGTCACCCATGGATTGTCTGTATCAATCGTCACAGTGCCTGTCTGACCATAAGTAGTCGCTTGGGCAGTCGAATTAGCACCACCAACAGTAATATCTACTTTGCCAGTACCTGAAATCTCAGGCAAAACTCGGTGAACATAAACTTTGGATGAGTAAGGAACAGGTCCTTTATCTGTCTGCAAAGCAATGTTGGTACGCTCAAACTGCGCATCAATGGCAGCAGAATTGATAAACGAGTTACCGATGGATGTCTCTATCAACCGAGAGTTACTCATGCCTCCACGGGCGTATATAACGGCTCTGGAGGTCAAGTTGTAATAGTCTGGAGATGAGTCTACCCACCGAGGTCCTTCAGTGCCCATACAGGCGTTTGCGATGTCCTTAGGAGGATTCCAAACCTGCAGGTCATAACGATAGGACAACATCTTGTTGCACCAACCAGTAGATGTTAGATCAGGGTAATAAATCTCAATTTGATTCTTTTGAGTGTTATTAACCATGAACATCCGACCTGAATACAGAGGATTCAGATTGGCAAAGAAGTAATCTTTAACTTTTTGGTTGCCCAAAGAATTGAAATTAGAGCCATCAAAGACCCAAATATCACGAGCATCAATGCCATAGACATTGGCATCCGTGTTTGTCCAACAGTTATTGTTAAACAAGCCACGACCTTGATTCAAAAGACGCACACCAAAGATGGGTGCAGTACTGTTTTGATAGGCAATCGGGGTAAAAACGACAGTATCCCAATAGGAGCAAGCATAAAAATTAGCTCCAAGGAAGAATCCGTCAATCAAAGGACCACGAACAGGAACTTCTTGCTCGTTAGCCACGTTATTCAGGGTGGGTTCCCATGTAGCAGGAACACCAGTATTGGCAAAAGCCTGTGACCACCGCACTGTTGTTGGGTAGTTATAGGTAATTCCAGAGATAACTTTGGTCAAATTACCTGCAATCAGAATGTTTCCCACGTTTGGAGAACAGTAATTCCTGACAAAACCTGCTCGGGTAGATGTTACACCAACGTCATAGTTCCAGACAGCATTGCTATCCACAGTAATTTCATTGCTTGTTGGCAAGAAATACATGGGGTTTTGGACAGTGTCATTGATAAAGAACACATTTCCAACCCAAGATGTGGTGATATTGATGTCTTCTGTATAGCCAGCAATATAGGCAGAAGGATTAGCACCCACACCAGGCGTAATATTGGATATACCCGTAGCCGTAATCATCCACCATTTACCTTGGCTAGATGAATTACGAGTGGCTACGATGTATACCCAATTTGTTTCTGAGCGAAACCCACCTTCCATGAAGATAGGCATATCAGTAATAACAGATGCTATTTCCTTTTCACCATAGATTTTCTTGATGGTTCGGACATCTGCCTCGATATTCTTTCCGATGTTGTATTCCGTTGGACCCAAAGCATTGCTAGGTATGTCTGGGCAAAAGCTCATCGTGGTAAACGGGACTCTTAAACGGGAATAATCGCTCATTTTTGGCCTTATTGGACGGGCGTTTCTTCTTGTTTTGGAAGCTGCTCTTCTGCTTGAGTCTTAATCTTGACGATCAAAGGCCAAGCACCTGTTTTTGAGGGCAATTCACCCAAAACTTGCAGTACAGAGTTTACTTCTTCGACAGATAATTTCAATGCGATTTCCATTGCTTTTCCTAAATTGCCACCAAAATCAGGTGGTGGCTTCCTGTTTACAGTTATGAGTAAACCTTAATAGTCTACCAAGCCAACCTATATTCTCGCCACATTTTTGGCAACAATAACTAGGTTTTTTCATGCTACCCAAGGCAAAGGTGGTTGCACGATTGGGGGATTGATTTGGTTGTCAATATTGGCTTGAATAGCGGCCTCTGTAGCGTCTTTATCAACGCCATTAGCCCAACACCATCCAAGCACCTGTTCTTGCGTCAAATCAGCGTATGGCGTGAATGAATCACCCTGTGGCATGGGGAATGAGCAAGTTGAATAGATGGTAGCGGTGTACTCATCTTGAACACCATTGCAACGCCATCCGGCAGTTACCACGACATCGGTAAGACTGCCATCAGTAGGGACGCATTGCATCCATTCAATAATCCATGTTGTTGTCGTAGTCATAATTTACCTTTCAGTTTATGGGTGTTCAAGAATGTCTTGCAAAAGAGCCAAAGTATTTAACCCTTGCCTCTTGTGCCACAAGGTCAGCCAACTCAACATCTTTGAATTCGCCAATGTATTTTTGTTTGCCATCAATATGCAGTTTCACAATATAGTTGCTTCTGCTTTTTTGCCAAATAACATTCTTGTATCCAGAAATGTTGTTTTTCTTTTTTGAATTGATGGCATTTTGTGAAACAGTAACTTCTCTAAGATTTTCAATCTTATTGTTTGCACGATTGCCATCAGCATGGTCAAGCAAAACAGCCTCTTTGTTATGCACCATTTTATAAATAATGTGATGACATAGGTGAATTACTCGACCAATCTTTACTTGTTTATAACCAGTTGCATTTGTTGTTCCAACAATGTCGCCAACTTTTGTATTGTTGCTAACTCGTTTTTTTCTAAACAGTTCACCATCTTTGAGTTCAAACAACTCATGCAACATTTCGTATGTAGGCAATTGTGTAGTTCTCATTATGGATTCCTTGCTTTGTAGGCATCGAATTCTGCTTTGAGTTCTTGGATGGCTTTGACCAGACGAGCCTCTGTTTTACTCCAACCAGAAATAGTAAGCATTCCATCTTCACGCTCACCAACAGAATCTGGATAAATTTCTTGCATCTCTTGAGCAATAAAACCAGTTTGATGACCGCCGCCTTCTGATTCAATGTAATCAAATTCAACAGGGCGCAAAGCCATGATTTTTGAAAGTTGTGATGGCAAATCAACAATGTTTTCTTTTAATCTTCTGTCAGAGAATGAGCCAAATGCTGCCGAACCAGCACCATTGGCGTTAATCTGACCAGAGCCATTGTTTGCATTGTTAATCCCAAACTTCATAAAAATTTGAGATGTTGTTGTATTGTTATCGTACTTTCCTACGTTCAATGCAGATGTAGAAACATCCCCTGAAAAATTAGTGTAAAAAAGACCCGCACTAAGTGATGTTGCGCTACTAGAAATAAATTTGCCAGATATTGTTCCATAAGTTGTGCTTGTAGTTCCCAATAGCAAGTTACCGCTAGAGTCTATTCTGGCTCGTTCTGTGTAGCTCGATGTATTCCTGAAAATTAAGTTACTGCTTGAGTCTGCTCTAATGTCAGCAAGTGCTGTTCCACTGTTTAACCATTGAACAGCCTTATCAGCAACGCCAATAGTAATTGTGTCGTTTACTTGCAATTTGGTGCTTGGAGATGTAGTACCAATACCCAAATTCCCACTTGCATCCAGAGTCATCGCCTGAGTAAAGGAGATAGCGTTTCCTGCTGTGCCTGATGGGGCTGTAAAGAAGTTAAAAGCCCCATCACGCTGTTGAAAGCGAGTTGCTTGCAATCCAGTAGAGGCATAAACGTAAGAGTTACTTGCGGTGCGGATGCTGTTATACGCAACATCATACGCACCAAGAGAATTGTTTCCGTAAATCGCCCCAATTGTTTGTTGAAGTACACCACCACCAGTCCAAGAAGCACTCGGAGTAACTCCCAAGCCTAGATTGCCTGAGGAGTCGAGTGTCATCTGTGCCGTTGCACTATTGGCTGAATTTCGCCATTGATAACCGCTTGTCCCTGCTTGCAACGTAAACCAGTTAGCAACATCACAACGAAGATAGCCATTGTTGTTAAGAGACACATAAGTATTGCTTCCTGATGTTCCAAATGTGGCAGTTCCAGTATTTGTGATATTTCCAGAAACACTCAGTTTTTCACTAGGCGAACTTGTACCAATACCTACGTTCTGAGAGGCATCAATTCTCATGGCTTCCGTTGTTCCATTGCTTTGGAACAAAAGAACACTACCGCCCAATGCAAGCGGTTGATAAGAAGCCGTCAGCGTGTTATCTACACCTTGCAATAAAGTTTGATTTGCATCGGTGCTAACACGCATACCTTTGGTTGTGCCAGACACCGCAAATACATAGCCTCCATCGGCTTTGGATGAATGCAGTTTTGCGGCAGGCGAACTTGTACCAATACCCAACCCTGTTGAGGTGAGGCGCATTTGTTCAACGTTACTTGTGCCAAATAAGATTGCTTCTGCCGCATGGCTGTATGACAAGAAACCACGAGTTTCGGTTGAGGTATTGGCAAACAGAAATTGACTGAACCCAGCGCCGCCGTTTGCAACATTTGAATACGCAAGAATGTTTGCGTTTGCGTTTCCAGTACCGCCGTAGATGTTGCCAGTTGTAAAAAGATTTGTTCCGTTAAAAGTAAGCGCAGAGCCACTTGTCAGAACCTTTGAACCATTGAGATAGGTTACTCCATTAGCAGACCCCGCAGACAAAACTGGGTTGTTCGTAAACGTAGCAACATTAGACGAGTCAATCGTAATACCAGCAACAGAAGCAGAACCCGCCATCATCTGAAGACTTGTGCCACTTAACTGTAAGCGTGCATATTCAGTCCCAGATGTATTGAAGCGAACGCCACCAGAGTTTGTCAGGGTTGTGAAGTTGCCTGTGTTAGGCGAAGTGCCACCAATAGCTGGAGGGCTTGCCAAGTATGTTGAGAAACCTGTACCTGACACTGTAGAAGATGCTGACAGAGTGGTGAAAGCACCCGCACCGTTATAGGCAGATAAATCAAGCGCACCACCCAAAGTCAAATTGCCTGATGTGGTGACTGTTCCTGACAATGAAATGCCGCTGACTGTGCCTGTACCGCCAACAGATGTAACTGTACCTAATGGGTTTGTAGCCCAAGATGTATTTGTGCCATCAGTTGTCAGGTACTTACCGCTATTTCCTGTTTGACTAGGTGCAAGTGCGTTAAAAGCCGCATTAGCAGTTGTTTGTCCTGTGCCGCCATTAGCGATGGCAACAGTGCCACTGATAATTGAAGCAGGGACGTTTAAAGGTGTTGTTTGCTTAACATAAATCTTACCCGCAGACGCATCTACATAAGATACCACGCCAACTTGAACTGTAATTCCCGTTGGAGGAATTGTGTTCATCAATTGACCCGCTGAATAAGGGCTTAGATAAAGCACTTGTCCAACAGTAAATGTGCCAGTATTGACGTTATCAATACCACCTTGAGAAGTCACATAACCAATTGCACCATTAGCAATTGAACCATTTGTCAAACCAATTACGGAAGAAGTTGCCGCTACATCAGCCTTAGCCAATGCAATATTTGGATAAGGCTGACCGCTAGAAGTTCCAGTAATGTAAACAGGAGAACCATTTGCAATGGTCGATCCGGTGTTGTTGATTACTTTAATTTGAAGGTCTTGACCAATGTGAACAACGGCATTTGATGAATCGTTGTAATACGCTAAAGCGTGTGCGCCAGAATCATACCAAGTGCGTCCTTCAGCATATGTTGGAGCAGAAATGCCTGTCCAATTTTCATATGTTGCTTGTGTAGGTGTTGTTAATGTAGGACTTGTAGAAAGAACATTATTACCAGAACCAGTAGATGTTGTTACACCTGTACCACCATTGGCTACTGCAAGAGTCCCTGCAAGCGTAATAGTTCCTGATGTTGTGACAGGACCGCCTGATGTGGTCAAACCTGTTGTGCCACCAGATACATTAATACTTGTAACTGTGCCCAATGGGTTTGTAGCCCATGAAGTGTTAGAACCATCAGTTGTCAGGTATTTGCCTGAGTTACCTGTTTGAGAAGGAGCTAAAGCATTGAAAGCAGTGTTAGCTGTTGTTTGACCAGTACCACCTTGTGCAATTGACAAAGCAGTAGTTAAACCTGTTAATGAAGTTATATCGCTATTAGCACCAGAAGCAGCAGCACCTAAAGCAGTTCTAGCTCCAGATGAAGTACTTGATCCTGTACCGCCATTTGTAATGCCAACAATGCCAGTTACGTTAGATGAAGTACCGGAAACAGAGCCTTGAATCTGGCTAGAAAATGTCTTTGTTCCTGCAATAGTCTGGCTTGTAGTCAAATCAACATACAAACTAGAACCAGTCAAACGAGTCCAAGTACCTGCTTGTTTAAACCAAATAGTCTCAGGTGTTGTGTCTGTCTGAATGTAAAGTTGATCTGTCAAACCAGTGCCAGAAGTAGGCTCTGCTGTGCCACTTAAAATAGGCAAACCACTTGAGTAAGAAAACAGACCAGGCGCACTCCAAACTAACGCTGTTGTATTTTTGGAGTTAACAAGGGCAATAGATACCCAAACAGGAAGTGTTGGAGCAGATGGAGGAGTTGATGACCAACCAGTTGGAGGTGTACCGCTATTGGTAGAAAAACTCCATGAGCCACCTGTTGGCGTTGCAGGTTGTGTTGCAGATTGGATGAAGATAAACCACTCAAAGTACGAACCACCAAATGTCGTACCATTTCCATACAAACCCGCTGATTCACTGCCTGGAGCCGCAACCACTGCACCTGTTGGACTGCTACCATAAAGACCGCCTGTAGCCATAATTTTTCCTTAAATCACTTGGGTTCAAAAGACCAGCCGTCTTTAGGCGGGTATTTTTTTATTGAGTTTACCAACTTCTCGGTATAACCCCTACATCTTGAATAGATTGTTTTTGGGTTTACTTTGTAATGTTTGGCAGCTTCATCTGTTGTTGAAAATTTTCCATCAGGAGTAATCCAATAACCTTTCCAGTTTGGATTTTTTACGCTTAAATTACAAATTTTCATTTTTTCAACATTACGTCTTTTTTTACCAAGATGTGATGCTGAAATTTTCTTTTTTGTTTCTTCAGAATGTTTACGACCTAACCAATGTTTGCCACCCAAAACACCTTGACCACCAGCAGTAATATTGACAATATCTAACTTCATATCACGAGCGCACCAAATTAAAAATTTTTCGTGATCTAACGCTTCTTGATTTGTTTTCCAAGGTGCAAGCAAAATAACTTCATAACCTTTATTTGCTATTTCATGCCAGCGTTTATTTCTATTTTGTTTGCAGTAAGCACGTTCCTCAGACCCTTTACCATAATAAAAAATCTGATTTGTTTGAGTACTAACATGACAATATGTATGAAACATAATACTTTAGTACTATTTGAACGAATATCTGTAGTTTCTAGGCTGAAATTCTGAAGTAAGGTGTTGGTCTCCTCCGAGCCATTTTCCTTTAAAGTTCTGGTCTTCAATCAGACCATAGGCATCCTCATACCTTGCGCTCCATTTTTGAGCTTCTTCGTTGTTCTTATTCTTATCGTAGTAAGCCCACAATGTGCCATACATATAGCCTTCAGGGAAAGATGCAAGCGTGGCATTGTTTTGCACAATAGGGTCTAGCGCATCACCTGTTGGTCCAAAAAGGAATGGGAATGTGCGCTGATAGTAAGCTTTGATTTCTACGCCTTCACCAGGATTAGGGGTAAACACATAGTTACCGCCAACCTCAGAGAATGAAGCACGAATAACACGAGGCACACCAAATGGGCGTACATACAACTGGTCAATCATTCGTCTGCGAATAATCTCTCGGTCGCCAACTCGGTCATAAATAATCCAAGGACCCATAGAGGCAGCAGGTGTGCCTGGTGGGACTTGGCTATTAGGTGTCTCTTGGAAGAACAAAATAGGCTTGTTCATATCCGCAGGGATAGGCGCAAAACCTTGAGAATCTGTCAGCAAAACAGTTGGCGTGTCACCATAAGGGTCTGTACGCAAAGCTGGCAATTCAATGGTACGCATCTTTAGTTCGCACAATTGAATGGAAGACAAAATCTCTACTGTTGATTGCGTAGGCAGTTTGAGAATAGCAGTTGGGAAAGTCAGACCAACCCAAACGTCATCTGGGTCACTGACTGTGATCGTAGTGCTAGAGACTGCCAAAACAGTGGTGTACGGACCCATCACGCTAGGTCCAATAAAGTCACCAATCATTACCGAGCTAACGGCAGAGGCAGAAGTTGTGATTACACCAGTCGCAGAGTTAAATGCCGTAGCATTTATGCTGATTGAGGATGGAATGGCTCCTACCCATTGTGCTACTCGGCTTACAAGAGCGTTGCCGGATTGGATGAAAAGAGCCATAAGACATCCTTATTTTGTCGGGACAATTGGATTATAAGGGAGTGGAATTTTTCCGCTAGGGTGACAGACGAAATCGCTGTAATATTGATTCACAATGGCATAAAAAAGAATCTTGTCTTTTTTGTCCATTTTGATCAATTCCCATGGGCGGTTGTTAAACCACTTTGAACTAATTTCATGGGCAAAGCACTTTGGCAGGTTCATCGCTTCAAAAGTGCCCGCAAATAATGGGTTATCTGTTGTGCCAATTGCTTTATAGAACTCCCTGCGGTTCTTGCAATACTGACGGACAGATTCCACATTTTTTTGCTCATACTGAACATAGCGTTCACCATCAATTGCACCAACTTTGTAGTTAATGTTAGGTGTGTTAAATGTCTGCGACCATGTTCCGGACTTAACCTCATTGAACATTTTGTCGTTTTTAATTAACGCACCTTCCATGCCTCCGGCAAGAATACCACCCATGTAGTAGTCTTCATTGACCTTGGCTTCTTCATTGTTTAGGTTCAATTCCATGCTTTGCTCCATGATTTTCCAAAGGGAACCCCTGAGGATTCCCTTCAGAAACGCTAGGATTAAGCCAAGTAGCGCTGAACTTGTGTAGATGCACGAGGTGTTGTAACAACAGCACCTGTGGTCATACCTGCCAGAACAGCAACACCAGCAGGATTGCGCACGATCAGTGTGCCTTCCATGATGTACTGATCCAAAGAGGCATCAGCGTTAGAGAACACTTCATTGTTAGGACCGAGTTCACGCAAAGAACCCCACTGAACAACGTCAGGGTTCAAGAACAAGATAGAAGTGTTATCTGCACCGGACTGGTCCATGACCCATGAGTCATCGATCTGGTAGGTGTAGTTAAAGTCACCTTCGTATGTACCAATCGTGTCGCCCTTGTCAGCAGGGTTAAAGCGGTTGATAGAACGGCTCTGAGGAATGTTGTCAGAGATAGATGTACGCAACGATGTTGGGACTACCATGTTGGTAATCTTGGCATTGAAACGCTGTTCAGCAACAGTCACCAACTGCTTGTACAGCACGGGGCTGAAAGCTTGCAGAGTTTGACCAGTAGAGAAGCTGAAGTAACCCAAACCAGCATTGCTCAACACGCCAGCAAAAGGAGTGTTGGTAGAAGTGGTAGAAGTTGTGTCATTGCTATCAGATGCAGCCAAGTTCAGAACGGCAGTACCAGAAGTTGGGTTGCCTGAACGTGTGCCAGCAAAAGAGTACAAAGAACCAAAACGACGACCATTGTTGGGTGAAGAGCCTTGAGTAGCGGCTTGGCCTGAGTACTTGATGGAAGCACCATCAGCACGAACCATTTGCAACTCAACGTCAAACATGATCTCAGTCAATTGCTTGACTTCTTGATATGCTTGTGGGTCGCCACCAGCTTGTTCCACGGCACGAGCTGTACCTGTAGCACCAATCACAGTTGTGAAAATCTGTGTGTAGTTGCCCAAGTTAGAACGTGTGTTAGAGGCGGCAGCAGTTGCATCAACAGCAGCACCTTCCAACTTAGCGTTCAAAGCTGGTGTACGGAAATAGTCGTTAGGCCAAATGTGCAAAGTCGAATTGATTTTGCGTTTTTTGCTCATAGCCATGTTAGTGATCGGTGTGCGATCCTTAACATAGTTAGAAACTGTCATGTCGAGGTCTTTAACCACGATGTCGGTAGCATATGCGCCATTGCCGTTACCGAGGGATGTACTTGTAATCGTTGCCATAGTAATTCTCCTGAATTAACGCTTGCGCTTATTAGCTGCAAGCATGGTTGCTAAAAGGTCACGAGCCGCATTCTTATCACCGCTTTGTGCTTTCCTTTGAAGTTCGACTGTCTTATCTTCAGGTGCAGTTTTGCCTCGTGCCATTGGTTTACTAGCCGCAGCCAATGAACCACCAGCATTCTTCACTTTAGGACCTTCTCGGAATTTCATTCCATCCCGAATAAGTCCTAGTAGATATTCGTCACTGGACACCAAATCAATGTTTTGGACACCAGGAACAAATGAACCACTTGCACCATTCCAATCTTTAGACAATTTTTCCCGTAATTCGGTAAAAACTGCCTTGTTCGCCAATTCTTTATCTGAAAAACTTTGTCTTGCTTGTTCAAGCTGTTGCTTTACAAACTGACTACGCTGATCAAAGAACTGTTGAACCTTTGGTCGATTCGCCTGAATGAACTCTGACTTTTCCTTGATTAATTCGTTGTTTTGTCGAATTGCAGCTTCCGCTTCACTTCTACGAATGTCATCTGTGGCGTTGTCGTAAATCTGCTTCCATTGCTGGTTATATTGTTGGATTTTTACCAGTTCATCAGCCGCTGATTGCAATTGAGGAACAACAGTTAATTCCAACCCTATTTGCAGACCATCTAGTTCAGCCCTGCGCTTACTTTCGTACTCTTCAAAATCTGCTTTTTCGGCTTTAAGCTTACGAGCATTCTCATGGATAGCACTTCCTTGACCCAGAATAGCAGCTGCCTTTGATACAGGAATCTCAATAAAGCCACCTTCGGCATCCTTATTGGGAATTCTCCATAACATATCAGGATTCTGCTCTGCAAACTCCAAGAAGTTGACTGGTTCGGTTACACCATCGGTGGCCTCATCCGCATCTTCTGAATCTACAGTGTCTGTAGCCCCGTCAATACCATCTTCAGGTTCGATTCCTTCCTCAGGAGTCGCCTCAGGGGATTTGGCTTGCGCCTCTTCTTGTCCTGCTGGTGGTGCAGCTGCTTCGGTCGGGGGAGTGTTACGCCTGTTGGCGGCAATCATCCCTGCGATGGCATCTACAGGATTCACACCAGTTTGCTCAGTGGCGGTCGCATTAGCGATTACGTCTGACATATATTACCTTATTTCGTTAAAGTTTCAACATTTTTGTTGGCTACCTTACCGAGATATTCAGTTCGTTCAATAAACTCAATGAAGTCTCGGACTCCGGCAACACGCTGTGCATTATTAATACGCTCTACATCGTCCTTGCTTTCTTCTAACATTTCAAGCAAGTAAAACCTATACAGGTTAAATAACAATGCAAAATCATCATTGCGTAAGAGCTTTTTTGCGCTCTCTCCATTTTCTATAACCAGAGCCTTACGATTTACATTGGCCTCCTTATAAGTGTCTACAACTTTTGTCCTGCGATTAAAATAATCACGGATATTCGATACCAAGCTTTTCATTGCAATCCTTAATCTATTTGTACGGCACTAAGTTTACCCCTCTTAGCTGCCAGACCTTCATAATAGTTGTCCATGTCAATATCTTCTGCTTTCTTCATATTCAAAGCAGTTACTGATCCACTTTCCTGAACCTTGGCATTATTAAGCGCAACTTTAGATTGCATTTCCTGCTGTTCAGGTGATGGACCTTTGGACATTGACGCTTGGATAATCTTTGTTGCTTCCTCAAATGTGGGCAAATAAGCATCCACATCTTTGACACCCAAAACCCGCAATGTGTCTTCAAAAGGTCTACGAATCTTGATGAACATTTCAGGAACTTCAGGTGGAACCATCATCATGGCTTGGGCAAACTGTTGTTGAGCTTGCAAAATCATTTGTTGACGGGTCAGGCGGTTTTCCTCAGACAGGAAACCCAAAGCCAAATCAATATTGATCATTTTGCGGTCAATAAACTCAAAGTTTTCAATTGACTGAGCATCCATAAATGGCGCACCTTTAAGGCAAGTAGCCGCCAACTGTTGGATGTTGTAATCGTCAGAGTATTGAACCAAAGTTTTCCAAGTAATGTAGATCACATCACGCAAACCAATGGCGCAGTTCTTGACCATTTCGTCTTGGATCAACTGGTTTGGACCCATAGCCAACTGAAGCTTAAATCCAGAGTTTCCGTCTTTCATCACCTCAGGATTAAGGGTGTCGCTAGGGCTAGTCATACCAATCATTGCCATTTTGTCCGACTCAAAGCGGTTCATGGCTGATTCCACATATGCCAAGTTACCCTGCATAGGTTGGAATTCAAAAATGTGTTTGGTAGGATCAAACTTGCGATCCAAAATGAACATGGCACTTACGCCACGTTGAATTTCTTCGGCATCCAAGAATTCTGGGTTGACACCAATACGAGGAGTGGAAGACTGCATGGCAAAGGACATTTCAGCCCTGCGGATTGCCGTTGCATATTCCTGAAGCGGAACCAAACGCTCACCTAATGAGTAACCAAAGAAGTTACCTGTGATGGGCTTTGGACACATATTAGCCAAAGGAATGAAATCCACTTCCTTGGTGTACAAGATGTAAGAGCCTGAGAAGCAGCACTCAACAATCTCTTCTTCACCATCACCATCGATGTCTCTGCGAATCCAAGCGGTGGTCAACATGATGACTCGGCTGTAGCGGTCTGCACCTTGGGATGCAATCACGCCTTGACCTGGCACTGGTGTGGAATCACGGGCATGGAGAGCCAAATCGTTTTCCAAAGCGCCAGCTTGGTACGCACCTGCAGGACCATAAGCAGCATGGTCAGCCAACAACTCCAAATCCACAAATGGGAATTGAGTCTTGCACTCATGGATAGTCATGGGGTCATAGAAACCCACAAAGTCTTGATCCTGAATGGTTGAAATGGTTGGGTTGCAAACAAAATAGTGTTGTGCAACGTGTTTAACTCGAATGCTTGTTTCGTAGCCAGTCAACTTGTATTTGGCACGATAGATTGTGTTGTTGCGCAAAGCTTCTTGAAGCTCTTCACCGCTAGGCTCTTGCATAGCCTCACCCTCATCGGGCATCATGGCTTCTTGCATTGCGCCTTCAAGGTTTACGTCAACCTTACGCATATTTTGGCGTTTAGCAGTTAAACCTTTGTCACTTGCCAAAGTCTCAAACACACGCAATTGGTCACGGGTTCCTTCAACTTCCTTGTATTGCGTAATAGGATTACGCACAGGAGAAACCATCACAATGCCGTTTTTGTGCAGCAATGAATCTTGTGCCCAATCACGAATGACTTGGTAAGAATCATTCTTACTGTTGAGCATATATTTGACCATTTCAGTAGCTTGACGGGCTTGGTCGCCATCTGCTTCGCTGAATCGTTCAAACTCAAAGTTGATTTTGCCGTTGGGCATCAAGCATTTAGTAATAACGGCAGTAGCGTAATCAATGCCAGGCGCAACAATAGGCTGAATGTAGTCAATGCCACGGATTGGTTCTGTGGAATTTGATACGGGAATGTTCAGGTAATGGTAGTCTGTAAAACGATTGTATGTATTTTTGGACTGTGTAAGTCTCAAGTAATCCACCATCTTTACATATACTTCGTGGCAGACTTGTTCGGTAAGTCCACGATTGCCAGATGAACTTGCAAGGTTTTCTACGATTACATTTTGTTTATCTAGCATACTTATATCCTTTGGACTTTGCCCTCAGGCATATCAATTCGCCTAAAAACAAAGTTATTTGCCCGACTTACCACGGATTCACCATGACCTTGAATCAGAGCTAAAACGCCAATACGAGCAGAGTCAATGTGGTCATCTGGATCAGAAAACCGACCTGCATCATCAATGGCGTAATTCCTAGCTTCATCAAGAAATGCTTTGCACGACTCGTTAATCATAAAAGATTTACGTTCCATGCCCATACGCATTATATTGATTCCATATGCTTTATGGTTCGTTACTTTACCTTGATCATTTGGTGGGTTTAATATAGCACCAGGAATGCAGTTTAGTCCATAGGAATCTTCAAAAACTTCCCGCACGGACTGCTCTGTCAAAGTGTACCTTCCTGCCAAACCCGCATCGTGGGGCAAAGCAATTGGCACATCCCTAGATTCCCTGTCTAACAAATAATGCACATATTCGTCCGGTGTTTCACCGCTAGGAATAGTGATTTGTTTGTGCAAATAAATGATTTCTTCCACTGGATTGCGGAAAAAGAAAGAAATTACTGTTGGGTCATTCTTAATGCCCAAGTCAAAGCTAATCAGGCGTTCTAGCTTTTCATTAGCCCTAAGTTCAATGTCTTCAGACTTGTAAGTAGGCCATTCCAACAAAGGAAAGACCACACCTTTGCCAACAAGCGGAATACCATTCATACGACATTCCCGCTCCCAAGGCATAAAGTCTCGGGCTAATTGCTCACGTTCACTTTTGGGGAAAAATGACTCACCCCACTCATTGGAGTATGGAATGTCATCCCAAGTTACCCGTACATGGGCGTAGCCATCAACTTGGTCCCAAAATTTACGGACTAAACCCGATAGACCTTTAAGCGGTGTAAACGAACAGATAACTTGCCCGTTTCGGGCCGCTGTACGAACGACAAGCTCTGAGAAAGTCTCATCTGGTGGTTGCTCATCAAGTACCACAAGGTCCAACTCAAAACCTTGCAAATGTCGGACTTGTTGGGTGTAGTTGGAGAAGTAAAGCTTAGACTTTCCTCCAGACTCATGCCATATTTCAATGGCAAGGACGTTAGCTCCATCTGTTCGGATTGACTTGTCATCAATGCACTCCCTAGGAATAGAACCCGTGCCCAACTTGTAACTTTGCTTAATATCATCACAACCCAGTAATTTGGACTGTAATGTTTTAGCAACCTGTTCCCAAGATTCACCAGAACACATAGCAATGATGGGTTTGTCCCATCTCACGCCTTTCCAATCCTTAGGATACCGACCAGTTAAATGGTATGCAGTCTCATAAGTCGATGCAATAGTTTTGCCAGCACGATTGGCAGCAATCATACCCCTGCGGGAGAACTTCCCACCAAGGTCAAAGAATTTTTGTTGATACTTAAATGGCCTAAACCATTTCAAAGTATTAAATTGCATATCCTGAGCGAGTTTGTCTCTAGCAACTTTCATTGCTTTGAGTTGCTCAGAATCTAAGCCTTTAACTTTTTCTTTACCACCCGCCAACTTGACCAAATGTTTGATTGCTCGGTCTTTGTAGAGCGGGAGGATATAGTCACTGGCTTCACTTTTTGCCATAGTTATCTCGTATTTCTAACAAGACTTTTGCAGCATAAGCAAGATAGTAAACTTCATCCGGCTCAAGCTTGTGTGTTCCCTGAAGGTCTTTTTGCAACCATTCAAGAGTTTTACGGGCACAAGCTTCAGCTTGGGATGACAGTCTGTTTTGGAAGATTTTTGATGGGTCTTCCATTACGCCCACGGATCAGCAATGTTTTTAGCAGAGATACTAACAATGTCTCGATCAATCAAAGACCAAATACCGCCACCTTTTTCACCAATTAAGAACGTGTGAACGCCACGGCCTTCTTTGCTGAAAGTGCCATCGGGATTGCGCAAGATACGTTCTTCAGTACGGGGGTCAAGCCATGTGTACTTTTCAGGCACTGTTTGACCATACTTGTTGAGTTTTTCACCAACGGGAATCTTTTCCACAGGGCCAGTAATCTGGTATGTGATCAAGCCGTTTTCGTATTTGCGGAAATCAATGTACACCTTTTTATCGGACTGTGGGTCCAATGGGTGGGGCATATTGGTTGCGCCAAAGTAGTGAACTTGTGATTCTTCATCAGGCAAATCAATACTGCGTTTTGGCAATTTCCGTAGTGGGTCTTCAGGAATAACATCCTTCTTTTCCACATACGGATTAAAGCCAGTCAAATACTCAGCAGGTACTTTTTTACCTTCAAGAGCATTCTTAGCGACAATGTATTGTTCTTCTTTAGGCTTACCAATAAGGTCTAAAGAGACAAGTCCATCTGTCTTGTCATACACAAACTGAGCCAATTCTTTTGCAGAGGGTAGGTCTACCTTCAGTGCATCAATATCATACGTTGCCATACATTTCCTTATTCAGTTTTAGCTTCTTCTACAGGCGCAACTGCTTCAACGGGTTGTGCAGTTTCTACCAGGGTATCACCGACTTGAGGCTTATGTGTTGCCACATATTCAGCAGTCAGATGAATCTTTTCGCCAGCGACAATTGCAAAAATCTCGTTGGCTTCGTCACGAACAAATTCTTCGATAATCATAATAGTCCTTAAACAGGAATGTCTTTGCTACGATTGCTAGGCTTAGTGAACTGGCCTTTGTTGCTGTTGTTGGTGTGCTGAGATGAAATGGTATTCACTTTGTAAGCACTACCAACTGCATTAGCAACTGCGGCTCTGCGGTCATCTTCAGCAGAACGGCTTGCCAGTTTGTTATTGATGCCTTTAGTGACACCTTTGCGCATTTGTGCGCCACCATTAATTACTCGTCCGTACATGATGTTCTCACTTTAAATAGTTAGTGCGGTCTGAATTCATGTAGCCAGTGTTTTCAGCATAGCCACAATTTGCTTTTGGACGAGAAACCATAACGGCTTGTTTACGACCACTAGTTGCACCAGCAGAAGTGTTGCTAGTAGCACGAGCAAATGCAGGTGCGCCTTGATTGCCGCTAGGTTGATTCAAACCACCGCTACCACGAGTAACAGCAGTAACGCCTTTGTCGTGAGATGCCATATGGGTAGAAGCATTGCCCTTGCGATTAGGGGCTTGGGTAAAAAGAAAGTTGGTTGTCATTTGGAACCTTTACGTTTATTTTCCGCATCCCGTTTCATTTGATACGCAATTGCCACGGCCTGTTTCTGCGGTTTACCCGCTTTCATTTCGGTCTTGACGTTAGAGGAAAAAGCTTTGGGACTTTTTGACTTTTTCAGTGGCATATATTACACCTTTCTTAGAGAATCAAGAAATTCATTCAGAGCATCATCCGCATCCCCCTCATCCTCACGGGTCACATTTTGAATGTGTTCCACGGAAATAATAGGGGCACGGCTAGACTCAAACGGAGCAAGCTTATCAGCAATCTTAGCCTTGTCTTTGATGTCTAGCTCGTCCGACTGCATGGCATCAATCAGGACTTCCATGGCAGTTTTTAAGGGAGGCAGACCACGGGATGTACGTTCGTCATTCAATTTGTTGAACAAAGCGCCATATTCGGTAACCTTGTTGACAATGGATTTTGGGCGACCAGGCTGCTTTTGTGACCTAGGGGTAAAGTTGGTCAGGTCGTATTCATCTTTGACTGGTTCAGGTTCTGGAGCTGCTTTAGGCTCAATTTGACCAGTAGCCAGTTTCATGGCTTTTTTTTCAGCACGTTTAGCTTTAGCGTATTCACGGGCTTTTTTCTTTAGTTCGGCAGATGAGACTGTAGAGCCTTCGGGTCTTATTTCGTCAAACATTCAATACCCTTTTCAGTTCTTAACCAGGCATACGATCCATGGACAGTAAAACCACGTTTCTTGTGAATCTTCATAAATCCATCATGCTCGGCACGGATAGAAGTTGAGCAAACGACAGGAATACCCCATCTGTGTGCCCACAGTATATGTTGGTCAATCATCTCATTAATTAGACGGACACGCAACCTAGCTGGTAATTGTAGATCAACATGGTGGAACTTGGCATTGCTGATTTCTTCATTGGCATAGGTTGTATATCCATTCCTGTCAAACCAACAGTAGCCAAGCAAGGCATCTTCAGCAGCCTCACCCATAAACGTCTTGATCCATTTGTCGCCACGGCAGACAGCTATAAACTCTTTGGATTTATCAAAGACCTGTACTGTCGTTGCAACAGTCACATTCTTGCGGAACACTGCTTTGTCTCTAGTCAATATGCCATCAGCTTCAGTACCAAATACTGAGTCAGCCATGTCCACAATATCGTCCACATCATGCAGTGGGTGTGCCAATGTCCATTCCATGCTATTCCTTTGCTATATATTGTTGGCGGCTAGGAACCCCCAACCCTACGCAATGCGCTTAACCAACACGGCTGAGGATTAGTGGGGATCGAACCCACAACCTTCAAGCTTGAATGGCGAATCTCGCGCCAACCTATTAATCCCCATGCGTGTTGGTTCTAGGATTCCACTAGACCCCACCTCGCTTTAATGTCTGCGTGTCCAAGACAACCCCCGCACTATTTGGAAAAGAACAGGTTAAACAATTATATGCACACAGAAAAAGTTTTAAAGAAAAATTTTTATACAGGATTCGTTATACAGAGTTATCCACAGGATATTCTATTGCTATAGGTGAAAACCCTACTAGAATGAACACGGGGCCATCATCCAGCCCTTGGGAAGGCAGGTAGCTTACCAACCCAGATAAACGTACTGAATCCATCAGTCTTTCTAGTAAGCAATGAACGGGAACATACAGGTGGAGCCTTAACAGGTTAAGTTAGATAAACAAGGTGCTACTGCTGTAAGTATTTTTTTCTTACACGCACAAACAGTGGATGCCATAGTTCGTCCACAGTTAACCAAGCACATAAGTATCCAATCCCCTACTATAAGTATTCAATCAGGTTTTGTTGTTTTGTTGCAACAGGAAAAGTTTTTGAGAAATTTTGGGGATGAGGGAGTGGGCCCCCCCTTTCCCAATCCTTTCCAGTCCTACCCCCCCTCCAAGTCCTAGCCAGAATGAGGGGGGTGTAAGCGGGATAAATGGGCGGTTTAGATTGTGACTGGGCAGTCATAAAATAGACGGGAGAGGGGAGATAACACTATTCAATCCTCTCACTGGGTCCGACAATGGCAAAACCCAGCGCAAACCCGCACCAATGTTAGCGTTATGCCTTCAAGCTGCTATCAAGTATTAATGACAAATAGTGTACTAATCGGGAATTGATTAGATAACTATTAAGCAAAGATATCGGGTTCTTGAATAATTTCCTAGAATTCAAGAGTTATCAGTGATGAACCCTAAAATGAGAACTGTAGTTCTAAGGGTTTTCCCTATTAGGGATTTGGAGGGGTCTTATAAATCAACAACTTGCGAGAGTTGGCACGATTCTATTATGCTTATATAGTGAAGGCCCTAGATTTTGAGCCCTCATTTTTAACCTAAGTCCGAAAGTGAAACTATGAAACAAACCATTCCTTTTCGTTTTGACCGGCAAACCGGCAACATTGAGTTATCTAGCTCCGGCCTTTTCATTTATTGGAAGGTTTGCTGTGGCCTCCAATGCATAACCCGCGAATCAAGTCTCAGGAAGGCCGTAGAACGCGCTATCAGCCTTCACGTTATGCAAACCCTTGCACGGGGCAACGGAACGGCTCAAGAGCTTGATTCGTGCCTTGCATGGTCAAATGCTCTTCTAGATTCTCAGTCCTAATCAATCCTTTTTTTAATCCAGTCCGAAAGTAATCAAATGTCAAACTCTCACGTTTCCCCCGTTTTCTCTTCTATCCTTGCCACAATCTCAGGCGGCCCCGTTACTTGCCCTGAACTAGCTCAAGCCGTGGATCAATTGGGCGCTATCGATTCCCAGATAAAGGCCCTAACAAAACAAGCTGAAGTATTAAAGGCAGCAATTAAGTCCCAAGGTCCTGAGCGTTATAACGGCTCAGAATTCAGCGCTTTGGTGTTCGAGAGTGAGGGCCGTACAGTTACAGACTGGCGTGCTATTGCTGAACACTTTAACCCTTCACGTCAATTGATCACGGCTCACACTACAGTAGGTGAACCCGTGCGTTCTATCAAGCTTGCCAAAATCTAAGGGGTTGACCATGAAAGACACTATTCTAGATATTCTTGCAGCCGTTGCCATTGGCCTAATGTTGGCCTTCTTTTTAACTATCAGGGGTTAACTATGTTTTTTATCTTTGACTGTAACGGGGAAATTGTAGGGAATCCCAAGGGATACAAAACCCATAAAGGGGCCGAACGTCAATGCAAATTGAATGGGCAAAGCAAAATTATGCAAATTTTATGGAATAGGTTTTTTGAACGTGCTCAATCGGGAAATTGCACAAAAAGCCTAATTTATTCTATCCGCTGGGTTTGAAGGGTTCACAGTGAAGCGGCTCACAATGGGCCGTTTTGCCGTGGGCCTTCCACGTTTTTAGTCCGAAAGTAAATAATGATCAAAATATCTCAAACCTCAAAATTGAACGCACGTTCATGGTCCCTTCAAGCTTTGGACACTTGCCCCGGCTCATGGGCTGCGCCTGGTGTTCTGGTGGACGCGTGCAAGGGTTGTTATGCAACAACTGGGAATTATAATTACCCTAACGTCAAAGCCCCAAGATTATCTAATCGTGAAGACTGGACCCGCCTAGAATGGGTTGACGATATGGTTCAAGAATTAGATTCCGACCGATATTTCCGTTGGTTTGATTCCGGAGACGTTTTCACCCTTGGACTGGCTGAGAAAATTCTTGAGGTAATGATTCGCACGCCTTGGGTCAATCACTGGCTGCCGACCCGTATGCATAAGTTTCCAAAGTTTGCCCACGTTTTCTCTCAAATGGAAGCCTTGCCAAACGTGAAGGTCAGATTTTCCAGTGATTCCATTACCGGAGAATATATTGAAGGTTTGCACGGCTCAGTTATCGGCCCTGATGCTGCAACATTTGCGCCCCGTGAAGGTGTGAAGCTTTGCGAAGCATATTTGCACGGCGGAAACTGTAACGGCTGCCGTGCGTGCTGGGATAAAAACGTACCTTTAATCGCATATCCGGCCCATGGTCAGAAAATGGCACGGGTTATCAAGTTAAAGCAAATTTAAAGGGCCTTAGGGCCTTTTTTTTGTTCTTGTCAGGGGTAAGCCTAGGGTTTGCCGTTTTTGGCCTTTAAAGGTCCGGCTTGATTGTGGGCGATTGGTTGACCATTGGGTCAGGCGTTAGTGTGGGCCGGTAACTGTAGCGGGTCAGGGATAACGTGCCATTGTGGGCCGTTCTAGCGGGTTTGCCGTGCCATTGTGGGCGCTGGGTTTGCCGTGGAAGGCCTGAGGGGGGATATTGTAGGCGCTTGGTCCTATGCTATAGCATGGGGTTTTTCATGGAAAATCAACAACTTACGGGGGAATTGAAATGCATTTGATTATATGCGTATTATCTTGGGATTATATCGGGATTATATTATGTATTATCTTCCCCCTCCCCTTGGCGATTATCTCGATTATGTCGGTGCGTTTTTTAGGCAAAAAAGAGGGAGTCCCCCACGTTTGGAAGACCCCCCACCATCAAATTTTTGACCCCCTATTTTTTTTAAGCTACCTCTATCGATTTTTGCTGGAGGTTTTTTCCAAAAGAATTATGAGTATGAAAAAAAGACGCTGCTTTGCAATAAGAATTATGCGCATCTTCTTTTGTGTCAAAAGTTCCCAAGTAAATAACTTTTCTTTGATGTCCTATGGATGCAACCCATTTTCCTGAAGGTAATCCATGCACACCTTTCAGCCCGCTGTTTGCATTTATTTTGTTTCTATTTTCAGCGTTTTGTTTGGCAGTGACTTCACGCAGATTAAACAAGCGGTTGTCTTTCCTGTTGCCATTTAAATGGTCTGCCATTGGTTCAGGCCATTTCCCATAAACATAAAGCCAGATTAAGCGATGAAGTTTGTAGCGTTTATTTTTTATATCAAGAGCAAGATAGCCTCTATGAGCATATCCAACTGGATTGTTGGTTCTGCGAGACATGAATTCGCCTGTTTCAGCGTTGTAGGTGTATCGTGCCCACAAATAGTCTTGAGTTACTTTAAAATCTGTTTCAGCCATATCAATTCCCTCTTAATTGTGTTGGTGAGAAGCCCTCGATACTCGCCAAAGCATCGGGGGTTTCGTTATTTTATCAAGGGAAACGTAGAAGATAAAGTGTCGAGTCAATCAGTTGCTGAATTTCATCGGCAATATTCTGAATCTCAGAATCCTGAGGCAGGACCTTACGTTTTTCTTCAAAGTATTCTGACAGGTCGTGCAGCTCACGCTTACCAGTGCTGGCAGGGGTGTGATACGTTGCAGGGAATTCTAGGGTTGAATCGTATCGTCCTTGGATTGCCTCGACCAGGTCATCTACTAGGTCTGGCAGCTCTTCATAGAATGCGCCAAGGGCTTTGTGTTCTGCATAGGACTTTGATTGCCAGTGCAGGATGTGCGTATTGGTTGCTGAGTGCAACAAGGTCAATACTAAATCGCCAATTTCATTGTCCATATGGGACTCCCAAGTGGGTTAAGACACGCCTAGCTGCTTCTCTGCGCCAAGGTTTGATAGTTATATTATCTGCCAAATCAAGCCATGCGTGAAGTTGTCTTTTGTAGGCTTCTTGATAAGCCAAATTCTTTGTATCGTAATCGGTATAGGATGAATCTAGCCATGTATGGCATCTGCTACACCCCCACACCGAATGGTGGTCATCGGCCTTAATTGAGCGACCCTTGCCATGAATCAATAGGTTTGAGTGACAAGCCACAGTTGTGGACCCTTCCCCCCCTAAACAATTTGAGGCCACCTGTAAAAGACAAGGTTCACCTTCTGCAAGTCTCAGTAGGTCTTTGTCTCTGTAGTACTCATGCTTTTGGTACATATGGGTGCGTCCTCGTAGTTATCAGGGTTAAATTTAGGGCGCTTTGTCCCTGTATCTTTGGGGTTTGGGAATGGTGGGAAAGGCCAGGTCATGCTTGTCCCCTTGCTCGGATTACTTTGGCAACGTATTCCAATTCTGGAGATGGCGTAATGTCTAAACGACTGTTTGGCGCTCTAGAAAAAGCCATCCAAGAATCTTGAACTAACTTTGCACACGCCTCACGCTCATGCTGTGCTACTAGCTTGGCAAAGATTTCAAGGTGAAAAAGCGCAGATGGATGAAGTGGTTTCCCATCGTCAATTGCATATGCTTTATTTGCCATCTCAATGATTTCATCTTGGGTCATAACTCAACCTTTACTAATCGAATTTCACCACCTTCATTTCTCATTATTTTTTGCGCTGCTGAAATAGCTTCTGCTCTTGATTCAAACAAGGGATAGGGGCATTTAAAAAAGTTCCTTTCTGAGTAATTAAAGTCTCCATAAACCTGAGAAAAGTATGCTTGTGGCGACATCCTGTACCAAGCCATCCAACCACTTGGCTTTGGTTGATTTATGATAACTTCTGTGGCTTTTGATGCAGTGCCTTCTTTAATTTCAATTACATCTTGTGTCATTACATTGCCTCGTTAATTAACTTTTCTATGCCTTTGTCGATACTGCCTTCACCCATCTCTGCCAGTACTTTCTTTTGCACGGCATTCAGGTTTAGCTCCACTTTTGTGCGGTAGATCAGCTTTCTTGGCCTACCAGCACCCTTGCGCTTACCACCCCAGTCCAAAACAGGTCTGCCAAGCTTCTTTGACAAAGCCTCTTTCCTGTTCTTTTCCATGACTTCCCATGCTTTTTGCAGCACTTCTGGTGGCAGGTCATCAAAATAACTCATACGATCTCCACCACCCTGTCGCTATTGGACTTGATGTAGTTGCGAGTTTTCAACACATAACGCTCAAATTCACTGCGGGAAATGCTTGCCTGTTGCAGGTCTGCATACTCAATCAAGTCCCTTATTGCCTGAATGCCAGGTCCATCTAATCCCATTTTCATGGTTTCCTGATAACGCATGGCAGCCTTGTGCAGGGCTTCTTGAGCTTTGGCACAGACTGGCAACACTTCAGGACCTAATCCTGCCTTGCCCATAACCTCGGAAAGGTTCAAAACGTCCACTAACGTGCGCCAGTCCTGCACAGTGCCTTTGCCTCGGGTGATGGCATCCAAAGCGGCATATTCAAGAAATCTGAGTTTGTCCAGAGTTGCTCGGGGCGTGATCGCTGCTCCCACGATTCCGTGCGCTATCGGATCGATCAGATTCCACACTTTGCGCTTCGTTCTTTTTCTCATTGTCTCTGCCAAATATGGCATCCCATCTGTTTGAATATTCTTGGTTACTTACTGCAAAAGGGCGAGGGCTTGAGCCTTTACTCATGTTTTAGTCCTAGAAGTGCGGTTTTGTTTAAGGTTTGATCCGGTGATTTTCCTGTTCCAACAGGATTGGCAAATCCATTTGTGACCCATATCGATGCCACCCTCAGGCGGTTTAGATGTGTCGCAACGAGTGCAAAGCTTGAACTTATGGGTTGAGTGAACTGCACCCATATCGATTGATGGCATCATGAATAACTCCAAACTAACCAGTTAACCCATGACCAAAAGGCCACGAGCAAGATAAATAAAAATGAAAAGATGATTTTGTTGCTCATGGCTCGTAATTCACCACTTCCCACTCACGTTGAGCTTTGATGGCTTCCATGCCTTGGGCTTCGAGTTCTGAGAACTGCTCTTCAGTAAGCAAACCCATGATGTCCATGCCATTGAATGTGACCATGTCAATGTTCTCTGCCCAAGATGTGTACTTGTCTGCCTCAAAAGACATGGTGACGTTGACTTCTACACCACCAGCACCTGTTGTGGCTTGGAATTCGATTGTGTGTGACATTACTTTCTCCTTAAAAATGTGTTGATGTGGTTACTGTATCTTGAAATCTTGAATTATTTAATAGGTGTTTACCCTACTCCAAATCTTCCCTGACCATGACCTCCACCATGCCGACAGTGCCATAGACTTTTGTGACATGGAGTGTCAGGACTTGGGTGTCATCCCAATAGACCACGCCATTCATGGCATCTAGGAAGCATTTGGCGATGTTGTCGATGTCTGGCTTCTTTGTTGGCCTCTCAGAACCGCTTAAACAGGCTTCCCTGCGCTTTTTTGAGTATGAGGAAGGGATTGGTACTGTGATATAGATTGCGACTGCCATAGGCGTTTCTAGAGGGGCAGTGCTTCCCATGGCTTTGTTGGCAGCTTCCTTAATCAGGTCCTCATAGTCACGGGTTTTGGTGGGTGTGTAAGTGGAAACAAAGTTACCCCGTCTGGCAAACTTTGGGCGACCTTTGCCGACAGGGTTACCTTCGACCATGAATGTGACCATGAATGTCATTCGAGTGTTCCTTCTCTCATTTGTGCCATGTAAGCACGGATTCTGTCTCTAGCGCCTCTGCCGTAGATTCGTTCTGCCCTTTCCAGTCTGGCACGGATCAAATCTCGGTTTTGGCTGTGTTCCCAGTTGCGAAAGAGTTCTCTGGCCTCGGCTTGCTCCAGTACAACTCTATCGCTTTGGTTTTCAATGTTTTTCCGTGAGTAAATCACCAGTAAGCTCCAAAGCCATGCGGATAATTTTGATTGGATAAGGCACTCCGTCTTTCACCTTGTCCAAGATTCTCATTGCATCTTTGTGGGTCATATACAAACCACCACTTTTTTAATTCTGTATTGATATTTTTTTGACCTACTGTTTAAGTCTTTTACATATTCCGAAGCAATTTTTTTATTAGTAAATGGTTTTAAAACAACGCACTCAATAAAAATGCCACTACCCCAACTGTCTCTGAATGTTCTATGTTTACAGATCAAGTAAATATTCATTGCATTTCCTTTAGTCATAGTTATACCTAGGGTGGATAGTTGAGTTCTATCCGACCTTCTCCAAGCTCTTTATTGCATTAAATACACAAAAAGCCCCAAGTGCCCATGAGGGATTGATTCGCTTATACATTGAGCCTAGTTTCCACCTGAGTTACCCAATGCTTTACCAGTCGGTCAATCAACGCTGGTCGCCTTTTGCTCTCGGGTGTGTAAGAGTGCGGTGTTTTCTTCCAAGCCATCCATGCAAATGCGCTGCTTTCGTGTGGAGTACGGATGCACAAAGGGTATAGACATAAAAAAAGCCGCTTACTACTGCCCTCGGTAGGAACCCTAAAGTAAAAACCAAGGGCGAGAGCATGAGTAAACGGCTTCAATTTATTGCTTCCTACGGCAACGAGTTGATTCTACCTGAAACTTATTGAAACAAGTCAATAGGTTTTCGTAATTCTGCTAATTTTTTTCTAATTGCCTCTGGCATTGGTGTTGCTTTTTTGCGATCAGCTTCAATTTTTACCAAAGCAGGGTCAATTGCTTGTTTTTCTTGAAAACCAAAGTTCTCAGGAATATCTGCGCCATCCCATCTTTGTTGGTTCAAATAAACAATAGGGGCAGGAATAAAAGCGCCATTGTCTTTGCGCCAGTCTGTTGTAGTTTTCATCCATGTAACGTGCTTAATGATTTGATCTGCACAATGGTCATACAGACCTTTTTTCCATCGTTCAGCACATTTAGATTTTCCACCCTTGCGAAACGATTTAGGCCATGCTAACCAAAACTGTTCAAAGTTGTCCATTCTTTGGTCCTCTCTTTAGATTTCTAAATTTTGTTGTCGAATGTCCAATGTGAAAAAACGCACAATGCGGACATTTATAGATTTGAAATGACCCATCTCTTTTTTTACTGATAGTCGCTTCAGCAACAGTAAAAGTAGGGAAAGGGTGCTTGCCCTCACATTGGATAGCAGGATCAAACTTGTCGGCAGTCTTCATTGGTACATTCCTGAAATACTTATTGGGCGTTCAACATGAATCTCCAATGCTCTGGCTATTAAACCAACCATGGCAGCATCTCTGTCACCAGGGTGTTGGTTGTAAGTTATAACTAAGTTGTATGCGTAAGCTAGTAAAGCTTCTGCGCAGTCTTGTTCAGATTGTTCGATGTTCATGCGGTAAGCCTATCAAAAACAAATCTATTGTCTATTAGGGTAAATCCTAATACTAATTGTTTTTAACCCATGGCACATTAAAGGCTCTTTAAGGAGAAAGTAATGGCAACACTAAACGGCAGAAAAGTAATCGACATTGAAGTAGATGGTGTCGATCCTCGGGATTTCCCCGATTTCAGCGATGCGTATTTCAGTTACGCTTGCTACGAGGATGGCACACCACTCACTGATCAGGAACTAGACAAACTAGCCGATCAGAATGGCGACATCCTTCACGAGAAAGCATACGATTCATTACATTAAGGAGAAAGTAACATGATGCACATTGACATCACAAAAGTAATTGATATTGAACTTGGTCAAATCAAAGAAACCACTTCATCAATATTCCGAGAAATCATCATTAGAACCAAAGATGGTAACTTCACAATCATAGTCACTGCCGACAGTGATGATGCAGAAATTAAAATCTTGTCATAAGGAGAAAGTAACATGAACACACAAGCCCTCAAATATGTCCGTAATTTGTTTCAGACATACCAAGCCCCCCCACAAACAATTCGTAGCTACCAACGTCAATGGATTCGCTCTGTGCGTTATCTTGGCGACAACTGGTTGTTGGCTAAGAAAGTAGAACGCCTTGAAACTCCACGAGCTAATTGATAGGCAGGGTGATATTGTGAATAACTACATCATCGAATACAAAGAGCAATACGCTCACGAGCAATACTGCCCATATTGCGTCACCCCCAAGGGCAAAAAGTTTGTCTGCTGCGGTGAAATGGATTGGGTAGATTTCAAAGACCTTGATGACGATACCCAGTTAGAAATCATCAAGGAAGAATATGACAATGCATTTGGCAACCACAAGGTATAACATGACAGTAAAAGATTTACTTGCTCTGAACGTAAACGAGCATACAGAAAAAAAAGGCAACCTGACATACTTGTCATGGGCATGGGCATGGGCAGAAGCTATCAAGGCTGATGAACAAGCACACTTCCAAGTGATGATGTTTGGCGACAAGTGCTATACAGACATCAATGGCACTTACATGGTCTGGGTGACAGTGACCTTGTTTGGCAAACCAATGACCTGCCAACTGCCTGTCATGGATCACCGCAACAAGGCCATAACGAACCCTGATGCGTTTGCAGTAAACACCGCCATCATGCGATGCATGACCAAAGCTTTGAGCCTCCATGGTCTTGGCTTATACATCTATGCGGGTGAAGACCTGCCAGAGCTTGATACAGGATTGGTGGACACTGTGGTGGCTGCCATCAAAGAGAGATACGAATCAGGTGATGAGCCTGGTATGTATGGCGAATGGGAATCCATTACGGATAACGAAGTTCGCATTCGGGTTTGGGATACGCTCAAGCCCGATAGTAAGGTAAGGTCGGCTATTAAAGCCTATAAAGAAAAACTGAAGGAAAGTACATGAAACGCTTAGACGCAATTGCAACAGTGGGTGAATACAAAGACCCAAAGACTGGTGACATGAAAAAACGCTATTCCAAGTGTGGATCAGTGTTCATCAATGACGAGGGTAATATCTCAGTAAAGATGGACACAATGCCTGTTGGTTCTTGGGATGGTTGGATCAATGCTCGTGAGCCATTCGATGGTGAGAAACCTGCCCGACCAAGTTCTGCCCCCACTCGCAGGAGTAGCAGAGATTTTGATGACGATGCACCCTTTTAATTAAACGAGGGGAAAGCGGATGCTATGGGCAGTAATGCCGGACGAACATAGACGCAGCGAGTACCCTCACCCCCCTAGGAGAAAGTAATGATTGATTTATTTAAACTGTTTCGCAAGAATGCCAAAGACACTTCAATAGAAGCTGCTGAAAGCATAGCCCCCACCCTGCCAAATATTGAGAGCCTGGTCTTTGAATATGCCACCATGCGTGGCAAACAAGGATTCACAGACGATCAAATGAATGAGCATTTCCAAACCCACAAATCAACCTACAGAGCCAGACGCTCTACATTGGTAGACAAAGGTTTAATCGAGGACTCTGGTGAGCGTGTGAAGGGTCCTAATGGTCGCAAGATGACTATCTGGAGAATAGTATGAAATCAATCATTGATCTCTTTTCAGGCAAGGTCTACACCAAGACCGACACCATGGTCATTGCAGAGAATGGTGATGTGTTTAACAAGGTTGGCGACAACTACATCGGTAGCGATGGCGACCTCATCATCAAGCAAGGTGACCACCTATTTAATACCAGAACTGGAATAGGTTCTAGTTTTGGTGATCCATTTTTAGAGGACTTTTAATGTCTAAGGATGACGCATTACGCCTTGCATTGGAGGCGCTGAAAAATGGAAAGCGTGTTCGTAATGCAGAGGGCGGAACTAAATATCAGCCTGATCTTGAAGATAAAGCCATTACCGCCATTAAAGATTGCTTGGATAAAAAGTGGTCTGATTACCCATGTTACAAATGGCCTGGCTACATAACTGGAATGGGTTATGGTCAACTTGGAACAAAAAAGAAGTTGGGCAAAAACATATCTGCGCATCGACTTGTTTGGGAAGCGACAAATGGGCCAATACCACATGGATTAAGCCTAGACCATTTGTGTAGGAATCCTGCTTGTGTTAATCCACATCATCTTGAGCCTGTAACACATAAAGAAAATTGTTTGCGTGGTGTTGGAATAACCGCAATCAACAGCAAAAAAACACATTGCAAAACAGGTCATCCATTTGATGAAAACAACACAGGTTATCAAAAATCTGGGAAGCGATATTGTAAAGAGTGTCAAAAAGCGGCATCAAATAAATATAGGATGAAAAAAAATGAACAAAACAGAATTACTTGAAATGGCTTTAGAAAAACTGACAGCGGCATCAAATTACATTGACACACTTGGAGGTGTAAGCAAAGGCTATCGCATGGATATTGAGCGTCTTAAAGCCGCACTAGAAGCGAAGGATGAGCCTGTGGCGTGGTTTTGGTTTGATGAACGCGACGGAGGTGAATGGATACACATTGCTGATAACCAAATTAATGCGGACAAATTTGGGAATGCCAAGGTTATCCCTCTCTACACCACCCCACCACAGCGCAAGCCGCTGATGATTGATTCGATTATTGAACTTGCACAAGAAATTGATTGGCCTGCAGGTGCTTATATAGATTTTGCTAGAGCCATCGAATCCGCGCATGGCATTAAGGAGAAAGCATGAAACCTAACAATATTGAATTTCAAACATCTAGTAATACCTTAAAAGAAAATTGGGTAATGCGTATTACGGCAGATAGGCGCATTGAAGTTGCTGAAGATGTTGATGTGACTGAAACGGCAAAAAAAGTTATTGAGGCTATGCAATGGATGCTTGATAAACAGAAGCGTGAATGGGTAGGTCTGACGGATGATGAAAGAAATTGGATTTATATAAGTAACAAAACAGAAAAAGAAATAATGTTAAGTGTTGAGGCAAAACTCAAGTATAAGAACACATGATTGAATTGATTGCCACATTTGTAGTTGGTTTGATTACAAGACCATTATTTGATGTAATTTTTCTTGTATTCAATAACGCACTGGAATCGTATTTAAAGGAAAAAAATAAATGAGCTATGCAGATGTAGAAATGAAGGTTGTGCAGTGGGGAGAAGCTCGTGGCATTGTCCAGAACTCCACCCCCTATGCTCAAGCTTTGAAGACCAAAGAAGAGTTAGACGAGTTGTTCGAGGCCATCTCTAAAGATGACAGAGCAGCCATGATAGATGCCTATGGCGACATTTTGGTCACTTTGGTGATGGGTTGTGCCTGTGCAGACCTAGACCTAGTTACTTGCTTTAAAGACGCTTATAACGAGATCAAGGACCGCAAGGGATACCTAACCCCTGAAGGCATATTCGTTAAGAATTGAGGACCTCTAGGGCATGATTGATATGTTTGATTCTGTCATCCAGACCAATCGTGCCCCCATTAATTTTTTTGGTCAGTGCAGTCCAATTAGCACTCTCAGCCAAATCATTGCAGTTGTGAGTAGACCAAAACCACCCCGCAGTTAAAGCAGCATATTTGGGCGTAGAAACCAAATCAGGGTTAGCCCAGAAATCCACACCTAAAGCTTTTCCTGCATGGAAATAGTTATCTGATCCAGTCAACTGGATGCACCCCCGCCCTCTAAAACGATAGCCATCCCCTGAAGCTTCATCCCTGTTTCCCATACGACCACTGTAAACAGTATTGGCGATCAACTTAGGATTACGGGCACAAGCCTGTGCTTTGGCGGCATCAAATCGTTTAGGCCATAACTTCTGCAAAGCCTCTGCACGATAGTTCAAGTTCTCTTCCAAGACTTTAAACTGACCACACTCATGCCCACACTGCCCAATAAATCCGGCACGTTGTCTAGGTGTGTTAATGCCAAACCTTTGAAATGTTTCATTCAATGCATCCACCCATTCAGGACCTATGTGGAGCTTGGCAAGTTGTTCACTGTTTACCATTCAACTGTTCCCTTACTTGGTTGTAGGAGTCGATACAGGCGTTGAGTTGATTGATTGCCCTGTCTCCTTCGGCTGCGATTGCTGCAATAGCTTCAAGAGTTGCTCTGTCAGATTCGCTTCCCGCTTCTTTGCTATCTCCGGTGGAAGGGGTGGCACTTGCGGTGGTTTGTACACAACCGGAGGAGGGGAGGCGCACCCTGCCAGCACGAATGAGAGCATTAATGTCAGTTTGTTTCTTAGTGACAGCATTGTTGGCCTCTTGCAGTTTGGTTGATGTTTCGTTAATCTGCTGATTTAGCTTTTGTTCAATAGCACGAGACTGCTCATTCTTTAGAGCTATCTCAGATTGCATCTCCGCATCACGATCATCCCACCCGACATGATGCCCATAGAAATAGACACTTATTGCAGTAACAAGAGCGCCTAGGATTACATAGGGATTTAGTAAGCTCATGTCTCACTCCGTGCATTTGCCCGCTCCATTGCAATATCCTCACGTTCAGGGTGTAAGTGATCGGCATCCGTCACAGGCGGTGGACCAGGTGTCCAAGACTCGTCCAAAGCGGGGTTTACCCAAACAGGCATCTGTCCAAATGGTTGACCAGCAACTACTGGTGATGCACCGGAAAAAGCTTGTACTTGTGGGCATGAACCTGCGTTGCCACCTGATTGATATGTTTGTGTAGGCGGTGTCAGTGCGTTGGTAGCAGAACTCACCACACGTTTAGTCATCACACCACCAATGCCACCCACGATGAGCAACACAATGTCGTTCAACATCTTGGTGTATGCCTGGTCAATCGGAGCCATTGACTTAATAGGCTGAGTAACAAAGGTCACCGAGTAAAGCAATGCAACAACAATGAAACAGAGGATAAGGGTCACCACAATGACCACAAATCCCCATACCCTTACCTCAATATCACTTGGTGTCAACTTTGGGTTCTGGCTCAATTTTCTTCTCCAAGATGGGTGCTACAAGATATTCAGGGCACATCTGAGTAAACAGGCATTTAGGCTTCTGACACTCAGGCTTGTAAAAGTTATCAGGATTCTGGCAAGGATACCTGTAGACATCCTTACACCCCGTCAATAGCAGTAGAAGCACCAGATACTTCATAACCCAACCTTTCCAAGCAATAGCTTTACTATTTTGTCAGACAAATCATTGGGTAAGAACCTCAGAAACCCAACAAACCACCAAGCAGCGCAACCATAGCAAAACACTTTGCAAAACAGATTGAACTGCTTCTGGTACTCGTTCATCTGCCACCACACCTGCGAGTAGTTTGACAAAAATCCATTAACTCATTTACACCAACAAAGATTAAAAACAAAACAAAGAATGTCCCGCCAATAATCATTGCCCATTCTTGCATCTCTGCTTCTTTGGCTTTAGCTTCTTTCTCAGCTTTCTTCAGTGCGCTAAGTTCTTTGGCATCTTCCAAATCCATCTCTGCCTGACGAGCCTTAATCTTATTCCAGACATCTATCTTGCCAGTCTGCATGAAGAGCATTTTCAACTCTTCTTCAAACGCTCTAGCTTGTTCCAAAGCCATTTCAATCTGAAGAGCAGCTCCCATGTTGCTACCCTTCTTCTCCCGCTTGGCCTGAAGCATGGCCTTAGTTGCTTGACTCTTAGCGTCAAACATCTTGCCAATCATCGGGGCAAGACCACCTAAATCATTGGCTACCTTACTAGCCTTTTTAACCATCGAAATGGCACTCTGTAGGCCATTTAGTGCGGTGATTGGATCAATCATTTCAAGTCCTCAGTTTATATAACACTCCAATGCCATGCCATTACATAAACTGCCCATAGGACAAGTAGAAGAAGACTAACCGCTGCCATGATGACAACGGAGTCTTTCATCTCAAAAATGAGATTTAAAGTTTTGCCAAGCAATACCTACAGCGGTAATTGCCAGTCCTAAATACACCAAAGGTTTTGCAAATGAGGCAATGAAGTTCAATACCTTCACAGCACCTTGTGCAGCTTGGATAGCGTCAACAAGACCTCTGGTATTTTTATCGATGCTGTCTACTTTGTTTTCAACTGCAATCAGGCGCTCATAGATTTGGGCGTGTGATACTTCAGACATATTTACCTCGGTGGAATTGCACGATAAGGACTGCCTAACTTTTGAGCATTTTCAAAAGCTTTCAACTGTTTTTGACCAAGAGTTGGTGCGCCAGCTTCAAGAATATCTGTGCCTGGTGGCAACACTGCGCCTAATAAATTAGCGCCAGCAGTAGCTTTTTGTTCAGCAGTTTTAGCATTTGCAAGGTCAGCCACGGCAAACAATGTACCGGCAACACCACCAACCTTAGCAGCCTTACCAAAACCTTGGAGGCCATAATTGCCAAACTTAGATGGGATGCCTTGCGCTCTACGCTCATCTCTACTAAGAATAGCTTCAGGAATTTGGGACTGAAGTTTTTGGAAATACTCAGTACTTAACTTAGAAACTTCAGCGTTGACATCTTTTACATTGCCAAACATCTGACCACCTGTCAAAAGCTCTTTGGCATATTGACGATGCTCTGGACCAAGGATGTTGTACATAGACCGGTCAAGATTACCAACATCAGGACGGAATACAAATCCTTCAGGAATATCTTTGGCAGTCTTAAATGATGCTACTACTGGTTCTTTCTTTGAACCTTTAGGAGCAGGAGCTTCTGTAGGTTGTACTGCCGTAGTAGGAGCAATCTCAGCAGGAGTTGCCATGGTTGCAGGTTGCGTTGTTGCTGTCGTTGTAATAACAGGTGCTTCCTTCTTTACAGTAATGGGCAACTGGTTCTTGATAGCATTACCAACAATGTCTGCTTCCCACTGCTTAGTAATCTTTCCACCACTAACTTCTTCAGCTTTAGCCAAAGGCACACCATATTTAATTTCAAAGTCTTGAGCAAACTTTGTTTTTGCTTCATCTTTAGGAACAGGCACAGCAGTAGGCGTAGGTTTGGACAGGTCTGTGCCATCCATGGTCGGGTCAATCCGATTCATTATGTCTCTAGATTTCAAACCTTCTTTTGAAGTTTCTTTTGTTCCTTGACCTAACTTATAAGCACCATAACCAAGGGCTAAAGCACCCAAACCTAAAGCAGGAATTTGCCAATTACTAGTTAATTGATCCATCAATGCGCCAACAACTGAAGGCGCTTGTGGAGCGGGGGTTTGAGCTTGAACTTGCTTGTTAGCTTGAGTAACTTGTTGCACCAAGCCTGAAGGATTTAGTTCACCCGCAACAGGCGTACCCATTGCAGGAGGAGCAATAGGTTTTGTTTTACGAGGTGCTGCTTCTACAGGAGCGGCTTGTGGAGGAGCCATTTGTTGTTGAGGCTGACCACCAAAGAGGAATGAACTAGCTTCCTCTTTAGAAAGTGTTTCATAAGGCGTAGTCATTTATTAATCCCCTGGTGACAACACAATTTGA